GGAAACTCATTGATTTCGACGGCGGTGTCAGCTTCTACAACAGCTACCGTAACAAACAAAGTAGCAGTAAATATCGGCGGTACGGTGTACTACTTACTCGCTTCAACCTCGGGAGCATAAATGAGTGTCTCAATTAACGGCACGAACGGCCTTACGTTCAACGATGCCTCTAGCCAGAACACGGCGGCTACAGGGTTTGGGTTTAAGAACCGAATCATCAACGGTGCGATGGTGATCGACCAGCGGAATGCTGGGGCAAGTGTTACTCCTACAGCTAATGCCTACACCCTTGATAGGTGGCGTTATGTTGTGTCTCAGGCATCAAAAATGTCGCTTCAACAAAATGCAGGTAGTGTTGCACTTCCTATAGGATTTACAAAATATCTGGGCGCTACCTCTTTATCTTCTTATGCGGTTTTAACTAGTGATTTCTTTTTTCAACAACAAAGTATTGAAGGATTTAATGTAGCTGATCTTGGATGGGGTACGGCATCAGCGCAAACAATTACATTATCGTTTCGAGTTTACTCAAGTCTTACCGGGACATTTGGTGGTTCTTTACAGAATGGTGCATTTAATCGTTCATACCCTTTTACCTATTCAATACCAGTAGCAAATACTTGGACTACGATTTCACTTACCATTACTGGTGATACTTCTGGTACATGGGCAACGGACAATACTGCCGGACTAAAAATTCATTTTGGTATGGGAGCTGGTGCAACTTATTCTGGTACGGCTGGTGCATGGGCTTCTGCGGAATATTACTCAGCCACAGGCGCAGTCTCAGTAGTAGGCACAAGCGGAGCCACCTTCTACATCACAGGAGTCCAGCTAGAAAAAGGCAGCACAGCCACATCCTTCGACTGCCGTCCTTATGGCACTGAGTTGGCGTTGTGTCAACGGTATTGTTTTAATCTCACATCCACACTTGCGTACTATAGATTTGAGTCAATGCCGAATAGTGCGATAACTACAAGATCGTATATAGGTGTAACACTGCCAATTCCTATGCGACAAATTCCTTCGTTAACTTGGTCATGTCCCTTTGGGGATTACATATCAGGAGCAACAGGAACATCAGCAATCATAATTACTGATGGTAATAGCAATTCGCACGCAACTATCGAATTAACATTTGCTACTGGCACGACCACAGCATACTCAGCTAGTGCCATCCGTGTTAACAATACAACATCGTGGTATGCACGTTTTGAATCGGAGTTATAAATGTACACACTAATTGATAAAACAAACCGTGTATTCAAAATCAACTTAGATGGTTCGCTAACCAGCTTTCCCGCTGACGAAGCCAACACAGACTACGCCGCCTACCTACTCTGGCTCTCAGAAGGCAACACACCAGAGCCTGCTGACATCCCTCCAGCACCAACCTACCAAGAACTACGAGCAGCGGCTTACCCGCCCTTGCTTGACCTGATTGATGGCTTGGTGAAGGATGATGCTGCACAGATTCAAGCGTACAAAGATGCTTGTCTCGCAGTCAAAGTGCTGTACCCCAAATGACTATCCTGCTTGCCCTTCTGTTCCCCATAGCGATTCAATACGAGCGCGGAGGGTGGTGGAAGTTACTGGCACCAGTGACCTTCATTGCTGCCTTGCTGGACGTACTGGCGAACTACAGCGAACTGGCGCTACTAATGTGGGACTGGCCTCAAAAGGGTGAGTATCTTTTCAGCAAACGCTTGGAGCGACTGATTCACAACGATGACTGGCGAGGCTCTGTAGCTCGTCTAATGGCTATCCCACTTAATTACTTTGACCCTACTGGAAAGCACATCGAATAACATGGAAACACAAGCCTTAATTAATATCTTCCTCGGCTGTGCTGCCTCTGTTACAGGGTGGTTTGCTCGGGAACTATGGTCAGCAGTGCAGATTCTTAAAGATGACCTTTATAAGCTACGAGAAGAAATAGCTAAGAACTATATGCCTAAAGATGAATTTAAATCATTCCAAGGGGAGTTATTCACAATGCTTAGGCGTATAGAAGATAAACTTGAAAAGAAAGAGGATAAGTAATATGGCTACAAAGAAACAAATGGCTGCAAAGACAGGTAAAGTAATGGGTGAATATAAGGAAGGCACTCTACACTCAGGTAAGGGAGGCAAGGTAGTAACTAACCCTAAACAAGCTATTGCCATTGCAATCAGTGAGTCTAAGAATCTACCTAAAAGAGGACAACGAACAGCAACACATAAAGGTAAGAAATAATCATGGCTCTACCAACATTCTTAGATATGGTTAATGATGTGCTCATTAGGTTGAGAGAACCTCCAGTGGGGGCTGTTAATGAGAATAATCTTTCAGCTCTTGTAGGTAAGTTTATCAATGATGCTAAACGACAGGTAGAGGATGCCTATAATTGGAATGCTCTATCGACAACCTTAACAGCAAATACAACTGCTGGTATCTTTAACTATTCTCTTGTAGGTACACAGTCTCGCTTTAAAGTAATTGAGATATATAACAAGACAGGTCGTTGCTACCTCTCGGCAAAGGCTAGTCGTGAGATGACTCAGTTATTCTTAGGCTCTGATGTTCCAACTCAAGGAACCCCTAATTACTATAACTTTAACGGACTATCTTCAGCAGGTGATACTCAAGTAGATTTGTATCCTGTTCCTGATAAAGCATACGAGATATATTTTAACTTATATATCCCGCAGCCTGACCTAGTAGCTGATTCAGCTAATATGCTTGTAGTCCGTGAACCTGTGATGTTACTTGCTTATGCTCGGGCCTTGGTAGAACGAGGTGAAGATGGCGGACTTAATAGTTCAGAGGCATATTCAATGTATAAGAGCTCTCTTTCAGATGCTATCTCTCTTGAGGCTAGTCGTTATCCTGAAGAAGAATGCTGGACATGGGGTTAAGCTATGGCACAACCTTTACAAACATTCTCAATCACAGCGCCGGGCTTCTATGGTCTTAACACACAGGATAGCTCATTAGACCTAGCTTCAGGCTTTGCTCTAGTAGCTAACAACTGTGTTATTGACCAGTATGGACGCATTGGTGCTCGTAAGGGCTGGGTTCCACAGCACGTTTATAATTCTGCCTTAGATGGCGCTGCTGTTCGTACACTCGGTGAGCACGTTGGTGACGATGGTTCAACCTATGTCATGTGTGCGGGTAATAACAAAGTATTCCGCTTAGTCTCTGGTACACTTACTGAGATTACTTATGGTGGTGGCGGTATTGCTCCAGTCATTACAGCAGACAACTGGAGTATCTGTAGTCAAGGGGGTGCTGCATTTGCATTTCAGCTTAATCACGACCCTCTAGTGTTCGACTCTAGTTTATCGACTACACAGTACAGACGAGTAAGTGAACTTCCCGGCTACAGTGGAACAGTCCAGAGAGCTAACTTCTGTATGAGTGCTTTCGGGCGTATTTGGAATGTAGACACTGCAACAGATAAATCTATTATTCAGTGGAGCGACATCAATGCACCTAATAAGTGGAACTCAGGCTCCGCAGGCACTCTAGATACAACCTCAGTATGGCCTAATGGTAATGATACTGTAGTTGGAATGGCTGCACATAATAACTACTTGTTTATCTTTGGACGTAATAACATCCTTATTTACAACAATGCCAATATTTTAATTACAGGCCCTGTTTCTACGCTGGCTGCAATGACCTTAGAAGACACAATCACAGGCATTGGCTGCATTGCTCGGGATTCTATTCAGTACACAGGCAGCGATGTCTTGTTCTTATCTAATACTGGTGTACGTTCTGTAATGCGTACCATTCAAGAGAAGAGTGCTCCATTCAGGGACTTGAGTAAGAATGTCCGTACTGACTTAATGAATGCAGTTGCTGGAGAAGACTTAGCAACTATTAAGTCCGTCTACAATCCATTTGAGAGTTTCTACTTGCTGACACTCCCAATCCTTAAGGCAGTCTATTGCTTTGATATGAGAAGCCCTCTACAGGATGGGGCTGCAAAGGTAACTACTTGGGATGGAATGGAACCTTCTTCATTCTGTATGCTACGAGATAACTCAATGCTTGTTGGCAAGGTAGCTTATGTAGGTAAATACACTGGCTACCTAGATAATGGCTCTTCATATCGAATGCAGTATTTTACTAACCATACTGATTTAGGTGCTCCATCAGTAGCTTCTATTCTGAAGAAACTATCTGTAGTTGTTATCGGAGGTAGCGATCAGTTTGTTACTATTAAATGGGGATATGATTTCACAGGTAATTATTATGCACAAAACGTACAAATACCTGCACAAGGGGTTGCTTATTATGGAGTAAGCGAGTATAATATAGCTAATTATTCACCGGGAACCACTTTACAAACTATTGTTGCATATCCAACAGGTAGTGGTAAAGTTATTCAGACTGGATATGAAAGTGATATATCTGGTGCTGCTTTGAGTATTCAAAAGATTGAGATTCTAGCTAAAAATGGAAAGATTATTTAACGATGACTAATTATGTAAAATCAACTAACTTTGCTTCGAAGGATTCCCTAGCACAAGGCAATCCGCTGAAGATTGTTAAAGGCACTGAGATTGATTCAGAGTTTAATAACATTGCAACTGCTGTGGCTACGAAGGCAGATACAGCTGGTCCCACGTTTACAGGTAAGCCTTTCGTACCGACAGCAGCTTATGGGGATAATTCTGCACAGATTGCTTCTACATCTTTTGTGACAGCAGCTTTACAGTTAATCTATCCCTTAGGCTCCATCTATACCAACGCCTCGTATGGTACTAATCCAGCGACTCTTTTTGGCTTTGGTACTTGGACACAGTTTGGGGCAGGCAAGGTTCTGGTAGGTATCAACGGTGCAGATGCTTCCTTTGATGTTCTTGGTGAGACAGGAGGTAGTAAAGATTCTGTTGTTGTAAGCCATACCCATACCGCCTCAGGAACAACCGGAGGACAAAGTGCCACACATACCCACGCAAGTGTTGCTATGCAGGTTGGTGGCCCTTTTGGGTCAACTGATCGTTCTGACTTTAGTTTTACAACGTCTTCAGTCAATAGTAACGACCACACCCACGCCTTCTCTGCAACCACAAATGACCCCGGTGTATCTGGAGTCAATGCTAACTTGCAGCCCTATGTTGTTGTTTATATTTGGCAGAGGACTGCTTAATAAGACATGAAGATACCTGTAATATACGCTATGAACTACACAGTCTATTTGGAGAACTACATGGGCAATTCGTTTATTCATTGCGATTGTCATAAATGGACTAAAGAAATAAAGCTGGCTCTGTTACAGGATGTCAATACTCTTGTGCAAATACATAGAAAACCCCTACTCGCAATACATGAAATAGGTGATAAGAAACATTTAAAGTTTCTATCGCTTATGGGGTTTATATATCATAGTAACTTTGAAGGAACGGACAATATAATGCGTCAACTTTATGTTAAAGAATTTAAGATGGGAGATAAATAATGGGTATTGAAGCTGCACTAATCGGGGGTGGTCTTGGACTGCTCGGAAGTTCAATGTCAAGTAAAGCATCCTCTAATGCTGCTGCTCAATCAGCGGCTGCTCAGGTAGAAGCTGCTCGTATAGCGGCAGAGGCTTCAAAGTTCAAGCCTATTGGAACCACTACTCGCTTTGGCTCTAGTCAGTTTGGTTATAACCCTGCTGGTGATCTAACCTCCGCAGGCTATACAATGT